CTTCCACCGGTGCAACTACTTCTTCCACCGGTGCAACTACTTCTTCCACCGGTGCCGGCTTTACGGCACGCTTAGCCCGTGTCTTAGCGCGTTCCTCCTCCACGTGTTCGGCTACGGTCTTAACTGGCGCGGATTCTTCGCGCACTTTGGTTGCTTCTACAACTGCGTCCGCCAACTTGTCAAGGTCGGTTTTTGCGTTCGCGGTTGTTTCGTCATCAGGTCCGTAAACTTTGGCTTCCGTTACTTCCGGCACGGCTTCTCCTGCCAGCTCGCGCAAATAGTTAGAGGTTGCTAACAGGCTTTCTCTACTCTCGTTTCCAATTAATTCAATTACTACTTTCATTTTTTCTTAAAATTAAAAATTGTTTCTAATAGCTCATTTTTGTTCACTCTGATTTTTCCTACGCCGTTCTCGTAACGGGTGAGCTTTCCCGCATTGAGTTGATAGCGTATCGCGTTTTCCGTAACCTCGGCGATCCGGGCGGCTTCCGCCACTGTGATAAGTTCTACTTTTTCCATTTCATCTTTTCGTTAAATTTAAAATTCAATTTGTCAGACGTTCGATAAGTTTGTACGTGATCAGAATAAGCGGCGCGCCGGGCTTGTTCGAAAATGCTTTCGTACCGTTTGGCGTGTGGAATAATAAAGCCTCGGATTTTATACTTAAACTTTTTTCCGGCTTCTTCTTCTCGTTGCAAATCATTGAACACCATTTTCGAGTTGCCCGGATAGCCGTATAACATTGTAACCTCGCCTATCGTTTTGCACGCTTTAATCTTCTCCCGTATCATTTTGTAAAAGAACGCTTCTAATCTATAAATGTTTATCTCTGCCATATCTAGTAATATTTAATCCGGTTCTCCGTCTAGGAATAGGATAATAAGTTTATTAGGGCTTTTCAGTTATTTATCGTCGGAGATTCGGGCTTTATAGCTTCAATTAAGCGGAAACCGCACCTTCTTTTCAAATGAACTGGGATACCATCCGTGTTTCCCGTCTCGCGTCCTTTGGTTACGATTGGCGACGCTCTCATTTCTCTTTCGATGTTACAAAGGTAATGCTTTATTTTGGACTACAAAACTATTTCCCAAAAAACCTTAGTAATTTAACTCTGATTAACTGTTTTGAAGGTTTGATAACGGTGTAAACGACAAATAGCCCTTTTTTAAGTGGATCTTTACGCCCTTAACTAATTGCGTATCAGCTAGTTAGGCGGCAAAAACGGGTGGAATGTATAAGATATATGATAGTTTTCTATAAAGTTTAAAATCAAATATTTCTATAAATTCATTCACATATTAATTCATATATTTACGTATTTTATAGGTTATACTACTTTTTCATTCTAATCTCTATATAACATCTTTACATCTTTTACATTAGATATATATTGATAGATAAAGTACTAGCCATTAGTGAGTTAAGTGCAAAAGATACAAATTTTAATCATTCACAAGCAAAAACGCCAACTCGTTAAGAATCAGCGTTTTAAGTTTTTTAGTGCAAAAGATGGAAGGGCATTTATAAAAGATGAAAAGCATTATTTGCCGAAATCGGCTGAAAAATTCACGTGAATCTTCGATTTTGGGTTTTTATTCGAAACTGTGATTTTTTGGATCGGTTTCCCAATTTTGAAGAAAAGAAACTTTTTTTGCCTTACCGATCCGATCACGTCCAGCGTATCAACGCTATTAAAATCTATTTTAGTCGTATCCGGTCCGGCGGCTATTTCTATATTGTTCCAACCGTCGTTGTACTTTGCGGTTCTGATGTCCCCGACGTGTACCGTCTTAATAACCGTGTCGATCTTCGTTACCACCTCGGTACGGGTCGAGTTCTTTAGTTCCCTAATCTTTATCCCTGCCTCGCGTACCTTATTATATAGATCAGCATTGTATAATTCCAGCTCGCTCTTCTCCAATTTCAGTTGCCTAGCCTCTTCCGCATAATCGCCCGCCGTAGTCTTGAATGCTACGGCTTTGGAATTAAGCGCGGTAAGGTTGTTTTCCTGCCTCTCTAGCTCTATTCTCTGCTTCTGTACTGTCTTGTATGATGCATACAATAAAATGGCTAGAAGGACAAGCAAACACAATAATATCTTATCCAATGTTATCTTCATAAGTGTAAGATTTGACGTTTAACGTTGTTCTTATCATATGAGATGTGCACCCAGGAGAAATTCCTTTCGTCGATAAGCTGGCAAAACGGCAAATTCAGTTTTTGCACCATCTCGAAGAGTTTCTTATTCTCCTGTTTGCTTCCCGCTGTAATGTCCGCCGCCTGCCCCTTCATGTGCTGCGACGTCTTAGAGCCTTTCACCGCCGCGTTGAGGGAGGGCGATCTGTACCCGCTTGTAACGACGATTGGTTTGCCGTAGGCGTTCCGTAACGGGTCTAGTACATTATTGATTAACTGTTTCAGATTCTCCAACACTTCCGGCGTCGGGTCGTTGTTGATCTTCTTCGCCTTCGCCGTTGTTGATGCGGTCAGTTCTTGAATTGTGAAGTTTACCATTTTTCAAGTGTTTTGTGAAGTCTAAATACTTCGTATTAATAATTATATCCAGTACTGCGATAAACTCATTATCCGGTTGGATCTGCTTAAAATTACGGATAATGTTCTTCGAATACACAAGCGCGAAAAGCGTTGTAAGTAACCGCAACAGGTCCGTATAATTCCCGTTCGGTTCAATAAGACGCGCGCCTGCCGCCGTGAATAATATAACTATGGTGGCTATCGCGTACTCAAAAAACGCGTGAAACGCTTTTTTGTGGCTGTATTTTTCGCCCGCCCTTAAACCTGCAATAAGCCCTACTATAAAATTCAATGTGCCGAATAATACTATCAGGACAAAAAACGTCATTACATCATTGGTAACTGTTAGTAGGAACGCGATCGAAGCTACGCGTGCTGTATCAAATACTCCATCCATTACTTTATCAAACATATCCTAGATTGTACCCTGTGTGAACATTCCTCTTTAATCAGTCCGGCGGTCTTAAACGCCTTGATTAACGGGACTATAAATAAATCAGCTTTGCCGCGCTCCGCCTCAAAACGTTTTGCTTTGGTATTGTCGGCTAGTACGTAGCTCCCATTATAGTTTTGTATTTTCAGCCCGCCCGCCGTGCTCTGCTGCTCGCTTGTCTGCAAGTAGCGCGCGAAGGCATAGTAGCACAATACTTTTTTTGCTCCTGTAAGTGTAGGCGTGTCCTCGAGGTACTCGGCGGGAATCTCCTCGAATACCCGCTGTAACTGTGGGGACATATCCAGCATGTCAGCCTCGTAGAATGCCTTTTGCAGGTCATCGTCTTTAACGTCCTTGGCGATCGAAAAGAGATCGCGTAATTGTTGAATAGGATATGCCATTTTAATCTGTTTTTACTTGATCGGCGGGTGTAGCCGGAACGGCTAACGCGCCACCTTCCAAATCATTTTTAATCTTAGTTATTTCCGGGTCTAAATCGAATATATACGCCAGGTCACGGGAAACCTTATCACGGACACGGGACAATGATCGGCGGTAAACGCGCTGCATTTCCTTAACCACCTCACCCGACGCGTTCGAGAAGCTGATAAGCGAAGAATCAATAAGCGGGATCGGAATAGTAAAACAGGAAATGGCAATGTCTTTCCGCAACGGTTCGCAATACGACTTATACAGATCGGAATCAATAGGCGTTCCCACCTGGTCTATACGGATAAACGGTTTTTCGGATATTCCTACGTTCTCGTCCCGTACGGTAAGCACCGCGCCAGTTCCTTCTACGCCCATCATTTCTTGAACGGCTTCGCGGAACTCGTTTTGCTCCTCGTCGCTTTGGAATTGCCCGTGAGATAAGACGCTGCAAGCGTGGAAACCACGTGCTAGAACGTTCTCGACGTACAGGGCGTTTCCGTGTTCCGCCCCCATTTCGGGCTGTACCGCGTGAAACGGGCTGATCGGATAAGGGCGGCGGTTTGAGAAGTTAGCGTAATACAATTGTCCCGGATGGTTTTCAATACCTCCGTACTCCTCGCATTCTTTCCAAAAATTCTTTGGATCGAAATTGGGGTATACCACACCCGTCTTGCTGTTAGTGTCCTTAAGGTTCTCGCGATCCCAGTTATCAAACACGCGCCATTTGCGCACGATAGAATCTCGCTTGTAGTCATCATTTAGAACGGCGCGAATGTAGCCAAATGGCACGGGATAACAGTACAAAGGGCGACCATCGCCGCCGTATTGTACTATTAATCCGTAACCTCTGTATCTTGGTATCTCGTCCGCCACGAACTCTAAAACGTCGTTCATGTCCTGTCCGTGCTCGTTCGTCTTAGCTGCAAACTCTTCGTTAACGAATCCCTCACAAATGATGTTTTCTTTCGCCTTGTCGCAACACGCCGTAGCCGTTTTGCTAGCGTCTATAAGGTTTGCGATCCGTTGAGGGTACAAATTATCTATGTCGTAACTAACTATGCCCTCGCTAGCGCGGGGCGTTAAATTCAACGCCTTCCGCACTAACAATTCTATTCTCTTTGCTGCTATCATACCAATTTAGTTTTATTATTCTTCGAACTCCTTCAGACCTTCTGCGGCTGCCTTATTTGCGGCGCGTGTGGCTGCTGCCTTCTTCGCTGCCTCGCTGCGTTTTGCCGCTGCGATCTCCTCCTCTGTCAGTTCCTCCTCTGCCGCCAGGGCTACCGCTTCCGGTTCAGCTTCCGGCTGTTCAACAGGTTCTTCCGGTTCTACTACTTCGCCCTCGTCTACTTCGGGGATCGTCACGGCTTCCGACTGCAAGTCTATGAAATAGTCCTTGTAATCTTCGCTTGCTTCCATCAGCTCAATAGCTTTCTCATCGGACGTATTGAAAGCGCGGTACACTCTTCCGTCTTCGATCGAGTTGATGAATAGTCCCGGCTTCATCACGTAACGCGTGTGCTTTCCAGTCGCGTACTGTTCATCGTACCAGCGTTGCGCAAATAACCTGTCAGCCCCGCATGCGATATTCAGTTTCAAATGTGTCATCAATTCGCAGAGCGAAACGATTTGCCCTATATCTGTAATTTTTTCCATCTTTTAATAAATTAAACTGTTTTTAAACTTTAGGTATCTTTAGACCGTCATAAGCGGCTTTAGTGAGGGTTACAAGTTTGTCACCCGTCGCGCCCTCCGGCGTTTTAAGCGTCACGGTTGATACTCCGCCAGTGCTTGAATCGGTTGCAAGGTCTGATGCCTCTAAACCGCAAAACGCGCCCGCCAGGAGATACTCGCCTGATTTTGTTTTAGCGGCTATTCTGTAATTTCCGCCCACCAACTGGCTAACTACTTCGCGGTAACCTGCCAAACCGCCCGGAGACCTTAAAACCTTGATAATAACGCTTTGATCCTCTCCCGGCGGTACAATGTCGTTAACCTTGATCGCGTCCTGATACATGATGGAATTATTAACGGAGTTTATTACATACCCCTTCTTCCCTGTCTGCATCGTGATTGTTCCTATGCTTCCAGTCTCCGAAACTGTGGCGATATCGGACGAATTTATGATAATCGCCTCATCTATTTCACCAGTTCCACCGACCGCCCCTAAATTAGCGCAATCGAAAAGTACATCAGACCCTATTTTTTTAATACATGCCATAATTTCACCTCCTTTATTCCGTTACAATCGCCGCGTTTCTCAATGTCGTATACGAAGCATCCGCGAAACTTACACGCATTTCACCAATCACATTTTCCGGTGTGGATAGCGTAATGGTCGTGAAGCCGCCGTTCGCGTTCATATCCTCGGTAAATGCCGACATAGTCAGACCGTAGTTAAGACCGTAAACGCGTGTGCGTCCTGCCTTACTTTTGGCAATAGCTAAAAACGTACCGTTTAAAATCTGATTAACTATCAACGTACCGTTCGGGTTTCCCTGATACAGTGTAAACGTAACCGCCTGCGTCAATGCTGTCGGCGCGTTGTCGTTCTGTTTCAGTTCTTCCGTAGCGTTCACACCCTTCTTGTTACTCTCAACTAACACAGCCTTTGCACCGCCTGCTAGTGTAATAGTGGCTACCCCTTCCACTACGCCCTTTGTCGCTATATCTGCAAAATTGATAAGAAGCATCTCGGCTACGCCTGTCGCCCCTCCGTCGCAATCAACTAAGATCGCCTTATTTAATTTAGATAAGCATCCCATATTATACAAGTTTTGCGGCTGTGATTGTCTTCCACGCTGCCGAAGCGATTGATATCCTATTTTCTCCTCTAGCATCGTCCGGCGTTTTAATCGTGATCGTTGTAAAACCGCCTGCCGCATTAGAATCCATATCAGCTTGTGAAATTTCAAGCCCACATTTTAAACCCGCCATAATCGGCGCGGTATTTATGTCATTCAACTTGATAGCCGCCATGAAACGCCCTGATAACAAAGCCGACACAGTTGTATTAATTACAAAGCCATCTTTGTTATATATAGTGAACATAACGGACTGATCCAAACCTGCCGAAACGTCTGATAACTTCAAAGCTTCCGTCAATTTCGCACCATTCTTATAACATTCAACCGGGACTGTCTTCGCCCCTGATTTTAGCGTTATAGCCGTTATGGAGTTGTTGCCATCAACGGTTGCGGAGGTTACGTCGTCAAAGTTAATAAGATACATTTCAGCGATACCTACGCTACCGGGTTGGCAGTCGTAGGTAATTGCTTTATTTAATGTCTTTATGCAAGCCATTTATTTTTGTTTTTAAACGCCTGTTGCCAGGCACATTTTAGTAAATTCAGGAACTGCAAGCATCGCGTCTGCTGCAAATACAGTAGTACTATAATATTTGCGATCCTTTGCGTCTCTCATGAACGGCGCAATATCCAGTGTGGAATCTTCCAACGCCAACTGCATGTTACGTTTTGGACCGAACACAATAAAACTCTGAACTTTCAATGCGTCCGCTTTCGCGCTATTGGACACGTGGCGCAATTCAATCAGCTTGTAGCCTTCGAAGTAATAAGCGGGTTTGCCGTCCTCGAAATTAGCCTGCGCCAAATGATTGTCTTTGTTTTCTACCAAGTCCTTGTAAGCGCGCATAATGTCGCTGGATACGAAGAACTCGCTCTCCTCCAACATGTCCGGGCGCTGGTTGTCGATACACCATTTCAGGCAATCCAATACGTTCTGTGATGTGCCCGACGGAACAAGGGTTTTGATCTCCTGTGCGCTGTTCTGCATCTGCTTGATGATACCGCCATTTTTGAAAACGGTGTAAACTCCTGCTGCATCAGATGCTTTCAGACCGTCCAACCAAGTAAGACGCAACATGTCAGCCTCCAATACTTTGAGAATCTCGTTTTGCATGAATGCCGCCAATTGTGTTTGGTCGAAATCAGCCGACAAATGTACGCCTTTCGCTACCATTTTGCCCCAAAGGTCCTGCAGACAAACCACGATAGGAAGCTCAATTTGCGCGTGATCGTAATATTTCACCTTATCGCTCACGGAGCTATAAGTATATTTGCTATCGCAACCGCTTGAACGTCTTACTGCCTTGTCTACGGCTGTAAACGACACGATCGGGAAGCCCTTTTCAATTCCGGAAAGAACGGTTACGCCTCTCTCCAATTCACCCTCTAGTCCCAGCGTTAATGTGATAACGTCCGAAAGGGTGTTGATATTCAACTTGTTTAAGTCACTAAATGAAAATGCCATAATTTTAATATTTTATTGGTTTAGTAATTGAATTTTTTGCGCATAGCTGCTGCCGCTGCCTGAACGGCTTCACGGCTCAACTTGCTTTCGCCCTTCTTATCGGTCTTTACCTCGGTCTTTGATGCCGCGGGTGTTCCGGTACGTTTGCTTAGTTGAGTTTTGAGGCTTGAAACGGTTGCCTTTAGTTCGGTAACTTCTCTGCGAAGTGTTGCAAGCTCTTCCGGTGTAGACGTTTTCTTCTCGTCTTTCGGTTTCTCTTCCGTCTCTTCTGCAAGTTCTTCTTGCCCCCCTTCTTCGCGTTTCTCTTCGCTCTCAACTTCTTTCACATCGGAAATCTTTCCGGCAACGACTGATATAATCATGTCCTCACCCTCCCCAATTGAAATGTAGTAGTCACCATCTTCTACCGGGTTGCCCTCGGCGTCCTGCACCTCGTCACCTAGAGCCGCCTGCTCGCCTTGTGCGATGATAACAAGCTCTTTCCCCTCTTTGGTTGTGACGGTTTCCCTAGCTAGTTTAGTAGTCTTTACTAGCTTTGCCAAATTCGTCCAAAATTTACTCATTGATAAATTGTTTAAATTGTTATTAAATAAAGAACTAGTAGCCGCGGGTAGACCCACCAAATCGGCACTAAATAATTCACGAACTTCTACCACGGTTGCTATTCCTGTCTCGTCGTCCAGTTCCTTAACGTCAACCTGATTGACTGATACGCCGATAAGATCCGGCTCCTTCTCGATCATGGCAACCATAAAATTAAACTCGCTAGGGTACGCCGTTTCCAGTGCTTCCGACATAATCAGGTCAGCGTAAACTGCTGTCTCGTCGTGTTGGAAGTTGGTAAAATAGCCTACATACCCATCTAGCAAGTCGGCGCCGTTGTGTGTACGGCGCGCATGGATCGGGCGGGAATTTCCAACCGCCACTAGCGAAGGGAAGGCAATTGCAGAGATGACTAATTTATAAGTCTTTCCCCCCTCTTCGTAGCTGTTGGCAGTTTCGCCCGCCTCTATAATGCGTAATTTTTCAAATTTTTTCATTCTATTACCTTATTATCGTTACAAAGATATATTATTATGCGGCACGAAGCCACGGCTTCACCTACGATTTACAGGTTAGCCGCTACTTGTACGCTATTATACTGCTGTTGTCCGGCGTCTATGTCGGTTACAGCCACCCGTGGGGGCGGGACGCTAGCCACTGAATCGTACATGATCGCCGCCAGTTTTTGAAGGCTGTCATTTGACAGGCTGAAATTGTTTGGTAACGTCATAGTCGATCCGCTGCCAATGTCTATTTTTCCCCCATTGGCGTACCGGTACACGCCCGACGATCCGAAAGAACGCCCGCCGTACTCCATGTTTAGCGCGCTTAGCGCATTGATCGCGCCCGACGCTTTACGGTTCAAAATATACATATTCTCGCCGCCCTCGGCTTCGAACTGCTGCCCGTTCGACCCGGTGAACGTCACGCCCCCCGCCGCATGGCTAGCTCCGTAGATTTGCCCACCCTTCGCGTATTTGCGAACGCTTGTGTTAATCTTAGTGTCCGGCTCTTTGGTCTTGTTGATGCTCATAACGTTCTTCATACCCGCCGCCACTACGATAGCCGCCTGCGCGATACCCCAGATACCGCCCTGCGCCAGTGCTTTAGACGCGCCTAAATAAGTATTGATAAGTGCTTGCGCCGTGGCAAATGCCTTTCCCGCCGCGCTCTCTTCGCCTAACAGGCTTGAGAGTTGTCCGGCTGTGCCCGCTGCCATCTCTAATTGCGCGTTATAGTATTTACGTTTTAGTTCATCCTTCATGATCTCGAAACGCTCGGTTATCGCGGTTGTTTCCGCCCCGATGGCTTCCGCGTTCGCGATCTCCGCCGCTTTTTGCGCATCCAGTCTCGCAAGTTGGCTTTCCAGATCATTAGCCATTTTCATATCGGCTAATGATCGCTCGTTTTCCAAGTTCATAGCTTGACGGTCTCGTTCTTGCTGGTCTTCTTCATCCTTCCGGGCCTTGACTTCTGCGGCATATTCCAACTCGAGTTGGCGAACGTTGTTAATGTATTCTTGTTCACCGATAAGACCCTGCGCCCGTCTGTACGTCTCAATCTCTATCTTCTGATCGTTAACCGCTTGCAATTCCTGCAATGATATTTTAGCCCCTTCTATTTCGCGCTGTGCTATATCTAGCTGCATCGCGGTAACTGCTTCCGAGTATTTTTTGAGCTGTGCTTCCTGCGCCGCCTTGATCGCGTCCTGCGCCTTCTTCTGCGCGTCTGCTTCTCTCTTTGCCGCGTCTTCTGCCGCCTTCGCTGACTTCGCCGCCGCCGCTTGTGCCGCTTGCGCCTGCTTGTCCCTCTCTTGCTTTATGAAACCGGACACCTGCCCCGCCATTTCTTTTTCCTGTGTGGCATATTGGGCGCGCGCTGCTTCCAGTGCTGCGAGGGCTTCCTGTTCTTTCCGTGCGTCCTCGTCACTAGTGTAGCCTAGTTGGTTCTCGGCTTTTATCTGTTTATACTTAGCGTCCAGTACGGACAACTCCATATCTCGGATAGCGTGTAACTTGTCCCTAGCTTGTTCTAGCAATTTAGTACGTTCCGCTGCTGATTTGTTTTGATCCGCCGCCAGCGTCTTAAGTTCTTCCATCTCGCGCCGCATCTGTGCCATAGGTACGAGTGCCGCCGTTTCAGCTTGGTAAATCTTCTGCGTTTGGGCTGCCAACCGTGCGCCTTCCGCCGCTGCCCTCTTCGTCTCTTCACTGATAAGCCCTAACTTATCCAGAAGCCATGTAACGCCCTTAGCAAGGTTTTCAAGAAGGAAGGCTACGCCTTCAAACAATCCGGTTATCCAGTCCAGCAAGCGCCCGAAAACGACCTTAAACGGCGCGAACGCCGCATTTAAGCTAGTCGCTAGCTCGCTGTTACGTTTCATCAGCTTTTCGATAATACCGATAAGAGTTAAGACGAGCGACACGACGAATATAATAGGGTTCGCTTTCAGAGCCGCGTTAAACGCCTGTACGCCAGCAATACCGCTTTTCATTTGTCCCACCAGCGCACCCGTGCCTCCTGTCAGTCCCTGCGTTTGGAGTATGCCATCCTTGACGCTCTCGGCGTAGTTACCCACGTTACGTCGGTTGTCGCCTACCGACTTTTCAAGCTCCTTTAGTTTGTCCGATAACGCTTTGGTCTGCTCGGTTAAGTCTTGCCCTTCCTTGCTGGTAGTCCGTTGCGCCTCGCTCATCTTGTTCAGCTCGGTGGTGTTTTGCGCCAGTTGGGCGCGTAGCGCGTTGACGCTCGTAGCCTCGTTGTCCAGCAGCGTTTTAGTGCTCTTGATCTCCGCGTTGTTCTGCCTGTTGGCTTCCGTGTTGTCTAGGATCGCCTTCTGCGTCTCAATAAGAGATTTATTCAGCTTCTTAACGGTCGCGTCGTACTTGTCTTGTTGCACAAGTCCGTCCGCGTAGTTCTGGTTTAGCGCGTCTAGCTCCTTCTTCTCGGAGGCGTACGCCGCTTGCAAATCCTTCTTAGTTTTTGCAAGGGCTATACTCTTGGCTATTAACGCGTCCAGCCCCCTCTCGGCTTCAGAAGTGCCGAAATTGAGGTCTAATAATGTTACTTGATCCGCCATATTAATCTATTTTAAATCCATTTTGTACAAAGATAGCTTGCAATCTCCGGTTGACACGTCAAATTCACCTAACGATTTTATGTAGAAATAGCTGTTTAGCTGGGAGAAGTAGTACGCATCCCCTAACCGAAGGTTTTCCACGTCCGCATATTCTAATTGTGCCTTGATCTTCACCTGCACCCGTGACCTGAACATTTTGAAATGCCGGTTGATATACGGATAGTATATGTTCTTAACAAACGTATAATTGTAATTATAGCTGCTAGGTTTGGCGAACGCGGCGGTTAGCCCCATGATCGGGAATACCCGGCTATTATAGGAGAATTTAACAGACGATTTGTAAGCGTCCTTAACAGGCGTTACCGTTCCGGGTCCGTTGGAGTAACTGAATTTTTCCGAGCCTACCGTGCACACATATTGATCCGCGAACTCGTCCGGCACGTCTACGGTCTCTACGCTGCGTAGCTTATCGCTCCAATCGTGTACACGTGTCCACGCCGCACTTGTCCCGTCTCTTAAATCAGCGTCTACTACTGGCTCTACACGTAACGTACCGTTGCGATAAATTTTCCGCCAGTGCCACGCCGCGCACATGTCATCTACTATGTTTTTTACATCAGTATAGGGGAAATCGATTGCCACGTTGGTGACCGAATCGTACTGGGGCTTAATAGCCGCATCATACACCACTTGCCCCGCTCCGCATCTTATCAGCTCCTCCGGGTCGTAGCCGTCAGGGAATCTGAAATAATCTGTACGTGTCACGCCCCCGATAGTCGCCGCCAGTTGCATATACGCGTCCTGTTTAGGGTAAACCGTCATTTGCGCATTATCCTCCGTAACGTAAATCCAAATACGGTCGGTTATGCTCCCGTAGTAGGACATTGACCGCCCCATCGTCGAAGTAACGCCACGTAGAGTTATAACGGGCTTCGTAGTCGGTATTACGTCTCCCTTGTATTCTACGATCATCCGGAACTGCTGGTTCGCCCCCGCCGAAATCAGGAATCCCGCCGCTCCGCCCCCCGAACGGTCACCAAAGTACGAAGCGTACATATATATCTGTGAGTTGTCCAACACAACCGCCGCGGTGTCCGGATACTTATACCCCCCGCGACCCTTGGTGCTGTCTTTGGGTACCAGCTTAACCGTGCCAGTCGCCACGTTGTCCTGCCACGTGATACTGCCACGGGCGCAAACCATGGTGGGCGCCAGCACGGCGGCGTCTTCCGGCTGCGGAAGCAAACCGCCAGGGTTGTAAAACGGGTTAATCGGCGGGAATGTTATTTGCGGAAAGTCAACATATTGGCGGACTATCTTTGCAAGGTTGGCGGCGCTTAAATTTATCCCCCCATCCTTCACGAGGCTAAAATCGGGTAACGTCGATATAGGTTTGCTCACGTCCGCCCACTTGTCCGTACTCTCAATCAAGTTGATCGTGTACTCCGTTTCTGTCGCGGATACCTTGGCGTAAAATTCCGTTGGCTCGTCGGACACATAAGCGTAATACTTGAACGGGATGGACGCTACTTGCAGTTGCGCCGAATAGTATTCGCAATTCAAAAGCCCTTTGTTAAGCCCTATAAACGTCCGGTCATTATCGGGCGTTCTAGGCACTTTGACCGTCGCGCTAAAAGCAACGCTATCCCCAGTCATGGTAACTGGGGAAATGTTGTTTAATGTGATTTTGACCGTTGCGTTATCTAGTCCGTCTATGTCGTAACCGTTAACTCTTAATGATACTATTTTCATCTTATCCCTCCTGTTCAATTATACAAATTGCGATCTCGCCTGTGACGTTTTCTGTTACTTTCAGATACCCGCTACGTTTCGTTCCGGTGCTGTTGGCGGTGTATGTAATATCAATAGGTACAACTCCCGCCGCGCCGTTATTAGGGGAAACCGCCACCCAAGACGGCTTCTCGGTCATCGCCCAACCGTTTGTAGATCCGCAAGCTACCTGCTTAACAGTCCCAGACGTTTTTGGCGCGGTTACCCTTGCTGGGTATATGGCTATAACAGTTGGCGCGCCTCCCTGATTAACCGTGACTACTGCGATCTGTTGCGTCAGCTGATTATAGAATGTTATTGTCCCGGTTCTCGGATCGTTCGTAGCGTTATCCGCAATCCTTAACGTTACGTTGGTTGCGCCGTTCGGTCCATCGTATTGGCTAGGCGTTATCCATGGGTCACGCTGCGAAATAGACCACGTACCCAAAGATGTCAGGGCAACCGTAACCGGTATATGAATGTAGCCCGCGGCGATCGTAGACGGCGTGGCGGTTATACTTCCCGTAGCTCCTGCCTGATTGATCGGTATTGTGTAAGTGGCGGACCCTGCCTTGCTCTTCAATACGAGGTTACCCGTTCTAGCATCGCCGGTGTTGGGGGCTATTGTGCCGTATACATATTGTGTTCCGGCTTCTCCAATCCGGGTGTATATACTGTTGTCAGACACACCGATTTGCGCGGCTGTTGCGTCAGTCGGAACGATATTTGACAGCGGCTCTTTCTGCAACCTAAAAATAGCGTAGACCGCTCCGCTTATATTTACGGTTTTAGTTTGATTCGCCCCAGATATTAAATTATCCCCTGCAATATATGCCATATTTGCGTCAAAAGAGTACATGGTTACATTGAATCCGGGAACAAACGCCCTAATGAATACGGGTTTTCCGTATATAGGAATGGGGTTCTTCGATCTTATATAACCGTTAGAGGCAAATTTCATGTCCTCGTAAGACGTTCCGGGCGCGCCTGTTAGCCCGCCTTGTTCGAAGTCATTCGCTGTTAATGTTATCATATCACCGAAGGCGAACCAGTCCGGTTTACTCTGTACCTCCCATGCCGCATTGCTGTAAATGTTGTTAACTAGTCCTTCCGCATACGCCGCGCCGACCGTCCACGGGTTTTTCTGCGCGCTAAACGCGATCGACGGTGTAGGCGGTTGGTCCGGTGCTAGCGGGAACATGTAATTGTCCGTTAGCTCGGTTGTCCTGAACCTTACTTGCTGTCTGTACGTCTTAGTACTGTTTGACCACCGCGCGCCGGTGTCGCCCATAACCTCGGCTCTGAACCGCTTGTTCTGGTATTGGTTTATGCCGGGAAGGTTCAAGTCAAACACGACATTAGACGACACCAGCAACTCCTGGTAGACGTTATACCACTCTTCGCCATACTCTAAGTTAATGGTTAGTTCCGCTTGTTCCGTTACGCCCCCACGTCCTCTAATAGATGTGAACTTGTTAGACCAAAAATAATCCTTGAACGCAGCCCAAAACCACTGCCCGTTGCGCATGTTCCATCTAGCCCTCAATGCACATTGCAGGCTCTCATCATAGATCACATCAGTATATAACTTGTCCTCGTAGTTAATCACCTGATCCAGACCAGACCCCCAAACATTTTTAATCGTCAGCTTCTTAATATACTTTATGTCGATCGTATTTCCCAGTACGTAGGTAGTAGGGAAGATCACGTCAGACGGCGCGCCCGTTACGGGTTCTACCTCTACTTGGAACGCGTCCAACGGATGAATCCGGTAGGGGAAGTAGATGTCTAGCGTCTGGTTAGGTATGCGCGGTTTGGGCGGTTGGGGAAGCGCGCCGTCAACGCCCAAAGTGTCCCAGTACGTTTCATCACAATGAAACATGGGAAGCGTTATTTTATTGGCGGGGTTAGAACTCCATATTTCCACCTCCTGTTGCGGGAACGCCGGATCACCCTCTGATTTGTTGCGGTCTGCGCGTCTTAGCAACGGAGCGGCAAATGATAGGTCTAAATACACTTCCTCCTGATAGGGGAACGTTATTTCCTTCTTGATCGCTCCACCGTTTGATACACGGACATACACCGGGTACTCATTGCCGCTTATGAAGTCCGGCGTCACCCGGATCATCAAAGGGCGCGTAGCCCACACGGGTAACTGACCGTTGTATGTCTGACCGTCACTTAGTGTTAAACCCGCTATCGGTATTTGTACATTCATTATTTAATATTTAAAGTGTCAATAATAGCGTATCTAATTATAGTTACTATCTCGTTTTGCAACTTTAGCACCCTAGCCGGGTTAAGCACATCGGATACCACGCCGCCAGGGTTGTGGCTGTTGGGTACCTTGATCCCGAACTCGCCGATAGCCTTCGCAATCGGATACGCGGCGGTTAACGGTATGGTAGCTCCCTGCTTGTTCTTGTCCTCTATCCATTTACGAATGATCCACAACGGCGGGCGTTTACCCGCAATGCGTCCGCCTTCCATCGCGCCTACATACCGAGGCGCGGTTATCTTAGCATTGTTGCCGCTTACAACCAACTTAAGTTCTTTGGCAAAGTTACCGGACGCCATAAGCCCTTTAGCCTTGTAAGACGCTTCTATGTCGTCTCGTAGCTTGGTTAGTAGTACTTCTATTTCCAGTATCGCGTTACGTGCCATTATTCAGATAGATTAAGAGTTATCTCCCAGCCTGATTTGGGACTGTCATAAATGTTTTGGCGCTTGGTTACCGCCGCGCCCTCGGACTCGTACAGGCAAACCGCCTTCTTCGCTATGTCGGTTATAATGGTAAACGTCCTATCCAGTACGTCGATCTCGGACGAGCTGTCAGTTTCGTAGAACGACGTGCCCAGTACTTGGATAAGTACGGCGATCGAGAACGGTTCGGCGGCGTAGTCGTTATAGTCCTGCCTACCGCCCGGAATGTCCACAAAGATAAAATCACCCGTTATATCGTTCGCCAGTCGATTACGTGTGGCTTCATCTCCGAAGAATACGGGAAGCGCGTGTTGCGCCCCCCATGTTCCAACCTGATCCAATATCCCTTTAAAAGTCATATTGAGTTTTTACGTTATCGTCATAAGTAGGCGCGTTCTGCGAATCAATTACACGTTTGCCTGTCCAGCCTTTTGCGGTCGTTTGGTTGTACGATCCGCAGAGGGTTATATCTCCGTATGTGGTTAAAGTCCCCGCGTTTACTTTTGCATCGTCCTTCATTCTCAACACTCCCGAAATAGTTACGGAGGACGTTAAAGAAGCGTTATCGCCCATAAAGAGATCGCACTCTACTGAACCGATTCCGGTTGGCGATAGAACGGCGTTATCGGCAACCTGCACCACTCCTAGCGTTGCTACATCTCCCAGATTGACGCTTCCATTTTCGGTTACGCGCAAATTTCGTATGACATTTGTTCCCGCTGTTTTGATAAACTTAGCATTGTCATTCATAAAAACAGAACCAGCTATAAGTAGCCCAGACGCAACAGAGTTACTTCCGAAATAGCCCGAACCTGTGACACTAGCATTGACGAGTGTAGCATTATCCTCTACTCTGATATTGCCTTTCATGTTAACAGCCGTTGCTCCTGTGTTCACGATCTTACAACCGTTGTACACCGTTACGGTTACGCCTGCAAGGTCTGCGGGCGTGATCGGGCTACCGTCAGATTTGGAAAATCTGACAAATGCCTTCATGTCAGTCAGCGCCTCCGCGGGTAATGCTTCCGCCCCCGATCCAAATCTCGTTATAACATTATTTTGATCTACTAGGAACAAAAGCGCCACGAATCCCGCGGGCAAATTGTTAACAGTCAGACCTTTAGCGCCATTAACGCGGAACGGGATCGGCGTACTTACAAATTGCGGTATGGTAACTATGGCACCAATCGTTGCACCCACTGATGTGGCACTGAAATTCCCTTGAACCACCCGCGGTTGAACGTTCAGAACCCGTGCCAATGGGTGGCTACGCACTTTGTTACCGAACACGTTAGTACCTGCGAAATCAAACGCGCCCTTAAGATACGCGTCGGCGTAGATGGTTGTGCCGTATGTTGCTGCGCCGCCTGTCATGTTTAGAGACTTGACACTATCGTGTGCTTCTGCCAATGCGCCGAACAATGACCCGGTTGTAGAATACAAACGGTACATTCCTTCAACTTCCGAACTAGCAAGTATTTCACCGGATGCGATAGCTTTGCCCAAATCAGATTGAGCCTTTGCAAAATCAATGTTCTTGTACGTGTTGGCTATCTGCGCATGATGGTAGAACCTGCCGTTTGGAACGTTACAACCTTGGAAAATGAACGGCGTGTTAGCCGTTTGCGCTGATGCCAGACCCGGAAAGATCGTAGACGATACGGCGAAGTTATCACAGTCGTACGCCTGAATCAGTGAGCGCGCCGCCTCGTTCCAATTGGATGTAACATTACCTGTAAACGCCAAATTGTAAACGTCACGATAAATACCTACCGCCTGCGCGTCTGCTGTTGTCGCGTCGATCGAGGCGCTTACATTCACAAGTTCAGTTAGCAGGCGGACCATACGCGCCGTTGACATGTGAGAATTTATAACCACCTTAGAATTCTGTATAACGCTATCGGGGTATTTTACGCCCGACGCTACTGTATAAGTTCCTCCGGGTCTTATTGTGATGATCCCAGAACCGTTCGCCGGATTCAGTTCTAGACGTGAATCAACTATGACTAACTTAGTTTCATACGTTCCGGTGAACTTGATTTGTGCCGCCGTCGCGTCAGCCGGAGCGATACTCGCCGTCGGGTTCTTCGCCAGTCTTAGCGTGAAATACTGACCTGCTGGAACTGCCAACGTTACACCCGCCCCAGTGTTAGTTGCCGCCGTAGCTGTTAAACCTACGCCGTCACGATCCAAAACGTACGCCTGTACCGTGTATCCCGGCACACCCAGTTTCAGGGTAGCGGCTACCCCGCCCATAAAAATCGGGGCTTTTAACCTGACACTGCTTGCGCTCCCCGCTTTCCAAGTATCCCAGTTTGTACCCGCTGAATAGCTTAGATTTCCCTGCTCAAAGTCCGCCGCCGATAACACTAGCCCGTCTACCGCGCCTAAACCAACGGTAAACTTAACAGGCGCACCAACTACGGTACTAGTCCCTAAAATGTCAAGGTTAGCCGATCCGGTCACGTCCGGTGCTGCCTCTCCTACGTCTACGATCGAATCTCCTCCGATCCGTGCGCCAGGAAAGTTAAAGTTGCCCCTAAACAGCCAGCACGCGCCGTCCTGCGATAATGTTTTCTCGTCGTACACGATGCCGCCCACGTCGCCAATATTGACGTACCGGTCTTGCACCCGCCACGAACGAAGGGCGCGTACCCTCTTGTCGCTCCCTACTGTAATGATCTCATACTTTTTTAAACCCATAACGTTATGATTTATAATGTTTTTTCATCTCTGCCTTTTGTTTCTCGTTCTCTTCGTGACGCTTAGATAGTGCCAACATCGCATCCAGATAGTTGATCCGCTTCGCCTCCTCGAACGTGCATTTGAACAATTCCGCCGTAGCCTGTACGAGCGTCAGGACGTTCTTCGCCTCCTTGATCGGATCATCTTCCGGTGTGCTCCCGGCATCGAAAGGGAATAGGCGTTTTTCCAGCCCGTCCGCGATCTCTATCTGCTCCTTGATGTACTTCATAGCACACAGCAAATGGTAGATGTTATCCGGCGCGTATTCGCTTGGCTCGTGCTCTATCGGCGTACACCACTTCGTCACCTTCTCGCTCGCCGTCTCGGAGCGCCTAGCCTCGATAACCTGCCATAGCGTTACGTCCTCGATACGCGGTATGCGGTACACGAGATTTCTATTTTTAACTATAAAAGGGTCACCCTTGACGTACTCCGCCACCGCGTTTAATGTCGCTGCTTGGTCGGAAGTTAGGGCGCCCTTGTAATTCGGATGCAAGTTACAAATAAATTCCAATTGCTTGGCGTTGTAACGCCTACATATTTTCCACCACAAGCGACGAAAGACGTTTTTAATCTTTCCTTGCCAGTTGGTTTGCTCGTTCAGGATCAGCCACTCCACACCATAAAACGCTGTTTTACTCATATTCAATCAGTTCTAGTTCCTCGTAATAATGCCACTCTTCAACGTTCGACCCGTCCCATTGTACGACCACGCCCAGCACCCCAACGTCTGTGACTGTCCCGGCGTAATCGTATTTAATGCGCACTCGGTCGTCTAATCTCACAACAGGATGCCGATCCGTTCAGCCAGAATATCCGAATATTGACGCATGGCACCGCATTGAGATACCAACAGTTCCCGGTTACGTTCGTCTAGGTTTTCAAAACGGGGAGATCCGATGAATGCTTCAAGTTTTGCAAGTTTGTCGTCCAGTTCTTCACGTTCTACGATAAGTCTCTTCTTAAAATCTTCCATTTCTTTATGTTTTTAAATTTATGCAAATCTAATCATTTCTCGCGTACTTCGGGCGGTATTTACGTATAAGGTAGTCAACGCCGTAACGGATGGCGTCCCAAGCGTGGTTATAGGCGTCTATCGGCTCGTTCGTATATGTGTCCGTCAGGTTGTCCTTGACGTACGTATAATTGTCAGCCTCGTCCAGCACGTTCGTACTACGCTTCGTCACGAATATATTGAACTGTTTCACCTGCTGTATGCCCGCCTTGATCGACCCTTTGCCCTTGATACAGGGAAACGTGTTGCAGCCTAGCCCGCGTAGCTCTATGATCGACTTCTGCTCCGCGTTGTCGCATATCGTCATGGTCCGGTGCAGTCCTTCGTCCTTGAGACGCTCGGCAATCGTGCGGTTCAGCATCTTCGTCTCGTAACAAACCTCGTCTATGTACAGGTTCATTCCCCGCATGTAGATTTTGACGATAGCGGTCGGGTCGTTCTGGAAGCCAAAATCAAGCCCTGTAACGAACTTTACGTCCTCACCCGACAAATCCTCCGGCAAAGCGTCGATCGTCTCAATTTGGGGATATACGAGCCCTTCCAGCCCGCCTGTCAGCCCTTCACCGTACACGCGCCACCAATTGGCGTCCTTGGCGTTCCGTTCGATCGCCTCTATTTGCTGCTTGGATAGGTACGGGTTATCCTTATAGGTTGAGTGGATCGTTACGTACTTGTCGCCTGTGAAGTCCGTCTCGCCCCAGAAGCGCCGCACCGGGTTGAAGTCAATGATAACCTTAAGCGTGGTACGCACGTCCAACTGCCGGAATATCTCGCGGGGTACCCGTTGCGCCTCGTTGATGAAAAGAATGTCACGCGCCGGACCGTGTACCTTCGACGCGTTGTCACACCCGAAAAACTCGATGCAGACGCCCGGCTTCACCGTGTAGATCAGATCGGACTTGTTGAGGGCGTTATCGTCCCAGACCCCCTCGTCTAGCAGCATGTTCTGGAAGTCACGGAACATACCGCGCTTCACGGCTGGGAGCGTGTCGGTAACGCAAGAGATCATCAGAGGCTCGGTACTTTCGTTAGCAACCAAATAGAGGAGCTGTAACACACTCCACGTCTTAGAGGAACGCGTACCGCCTTTGCTCGCGATACCTCTTATATAGGGATCGCAAAACGGCTCTATCATCTTGTTAAATACATAGGTACAATTCATTATTTATCGTCCTCCTTGTGATCCTTTTTAAAGTTCTTAATCGAACTAACCTTTGCGCGTACTTTCGGATCGGTTACGTTCACGGTCAAGCCGCCCTTGATGGCTTCGCCGTTAGACGTGTAGTCCATCTGCGTTTTAATGCCCCGCAGGGCGCGAACATAATTAGCGTCGAACTGTCCCACCGTCGCGCCTTGATCGAGGTCCTGCGCGATGGCATCGCGTATCTTATCAATCACTTCTATAAAGTCCGCGCATATCGTCAGATCGAACTCCTTAAGGTTCTCGGCGTATACGGACCGTCTCTTATTTAAATACCCGGGACTTGCCCCCAGGAACATACAGAACTCACCTTCCGATTGAAGATGCTTCTTCGGCACTTCGTAGAGCGTCCCCGCCATGTTGCCGGACTTGACCGCCTCTTGTGTTATAACTGGCGTAGCCTCGCACCAAGCCGAGTAAATCGCGTAGGCTTCCCACAGTTCTTCCGGCTCTTGCCATATCGGCGTTTGACCGAAGTGCGCCGTAGCTAGCTGGTAACACTTGGTGTAGTTGAACGAATCCGCCAAATACTTGGTAGTCGCGTATGTGGGGGCTAGATGGAAGTGCGCGTAATCCGGTCTAACCTTCTCGACTTTTGGCAGCTGCACCGCCTCCTTAGTTTCTATAATTTCTTTCTTCTTTATAGCCATACAATTTTTATTTACAACTATACAAAAATACGCTTTTTCCGCCCAAAACGCGTCATTTACGCCTATCAAAACTATCGTTTACACCCAAAACCCCGATGAACAGGGCGTTTCAGACCTAGTGTAAACGATGAAAAGATAAAAAGACGTTTTCCCTTATAGATATATTTTAAAAAATACCCCAAATTAATTATTTAAAATAACAATAGTATATTTATGTTAACTATATATATACTTATTAATAGTTACTAACTAGTATATATCTTTATATCTTTTACAAATACACTATATTACAGTATAAAGTACTATAAATAAGCATGTTAAGTGTGAAAGATACAAATTTTAACCATTTACATCAAAAACTTGAAAAATGCGTTCTGCGTCCTGGGGGGCTGGTCAGGTGTAAAACATGAAATGGCAATGTAAAAGAGGTTTTTCACTACTTTTTTGTCAAAAACACGCTTTTTAGTTAAAATACCGTTAAATTCGAGCATTCTCTCTAAAAAGTTTTCTCTCACAAAGTTTTTTCCGAAGTGCACCAAAAGCGTGTTAACGATTTTAACTAAAAAAGGGATTAACGTTTTTATACATTAACCCCTCAATTCCTACATAACCAACCCGTATAGAACTTTCCAGTCGTTCAAAATTTCTTTACACTTCCACTTCTCCGCCCTTTCTATGTTTTCCCATCTCAAAGTACGGTGGTTCATCTTGTCTAGTGTCCTGCTACCATCACAGTACATATTCACCCTGTACAGCATTGAAACCTCTATGCCGTATTTGTTCGTCTCGGTGTCTTTGCTCGGATATATCGGGCGTTCTATATCGTCATTCTCGTAAGGCCCCACGCGCTTCTTGTCCTTGTCACGGTATAACATATTCTCTACTGTCGGTATGCGTTCGGGATCGGTTCGGGTGTTCCTGTCGTCCCGTACCTTGCTTGCCTCGTAAATTATATCCCGGATCACCTCACAGAATATCTCGGCGTTTACCATGTGAAACGGTTTGCCCTTCACTTTGGCGTACTTCACGCCGTTCGCCTCAAGCCAGTTGAATATAAAAAACGCATGAAGATTATAAACGCGCGCCATGTCCTCAACTAATAAAACCCTTCTCTGTTTCTTCTTTATATATGGTGTCGGCATATTATAAGTTATTTAAGATACATACTAAAACACAACCAAGCGCGATCCCCGCCACAATTGCCAGGACCATTTGCCCCAGCATTTTCAATCCGTCCTTCATAGTTTCAACGCTTCTTTAAGTTCACCGATCAAACGGAGCGCCTCAACTCTCGATAAGTCCACCCGTTGTTGCGGCTCCTTCTTCCGGTATATCGTAATGGTCGTTATTTCCTTCGCGTTCCTCGGTATGCGCTCGGCGTAAACCTCCACTTTATCGGGCGCGATCTTTGTAATACGTTCGCACTGCGGTTTACCCTCTTTCCCTAGGGCTGTCTTGAAACGGCCCGTTGCTTTCTGCATCTCTTCAATCTGTCTCATCTCAAATAAGTAATTCATATTTTCCATAACTTTTAATTTAATAACATTCCTATAAAGCTTAACACAAGGGCCGCCCATCCAAGCGCCATACACAACAGATAGAAAAAATCTACCAGACGGGGCTTATCAAAAACCGCAGCCCCCGCCATACCGATAAAACTTGATGCCGCTGATATAATAAGGGCTACTATTGCTGTTTCCATAACTTAAAATATTAAATTGATTAAATACCCTATCAAATAGTCCAGCCCTAACACCAGCATAACGCCGTGCCCGATCGCCCCGCCAACCGCGGTTAGGAGGAAATCTACGAAGTCGGCTTTCCCGCCGTACAAATGATCCTTAACTTCCATGCCCAAACCTACGCCCGTAGTGAACGGAGCACCACACACCGCGCCTAACGGGATGGCAAAAAGGAAATGTTTCCACCGGTTCGAAGCCATCCACCACTCTAATAATTTTTTGTAATTTGTTGTTTTCATAATTTCTCTATTTTTGTTACATTAACATCCATTTTCCATGCGAAAGGTACGGTACCTTTATTTAGCTTGCACTTCTCGCACGCTTCATCTGTCAAGGTGCAGAATATAGAAACTACTTGAGGCCCTATCGGCTCGTACAAATAACTCCCCAGTCTTCTGTTAAACCCTAGGTATTTGTAATGCACTCCGTCGACTAATGCGACTATACCACCCACCTTATAATTTGACTTCTTCATACTCTATATTTTTTAATCAGTTCCTTAACCATATCCATTAAGCCGTTTTGTGTATCCGCCTTTCCGCTTAGCGCGGCTATGACCCGCTCGTCTATCGTGCCCTTCGTTACGATGTGGTGGACAAACACGCTATTCTTCTGTCCCTGCCGCCATAACCGCGCGTTGAACTGCTGGTATAACTCCAAGCTCCAAGTAGTACCGTACCAGATGATCCGGTTTCCTCCCTTCTGCATGTTCAGACCGTGACCCGCGCTAGCCGGGTGTGTCACTAATACGGGTATCCCCCCATCGTTCCACCTGCGTACGCTCTCCACTCCTTCCAGGGCTTCCGCACCAAAACCTTTCAAGGCTTCCAGTATCCGCGCCTTCTCATGCTGGAAGTTGTACGCCACCAGCACGGGCGACCCGTTCGCGGCTTCCACCATCTCAACCAACGTTTCCAGCTTCTCGTCGTGCACGGTTCGTACGTTCCGGTCCGCGTCGTAAACAGCGCCGCCCGCGAACTGCAAGAGCTTGTTTGATAGGGCGGCGGCGCTTAGTGCGGTGATCTCGGCATAGTCGTAGTTGGAATCCCTTAGTAGCTGCAAAACCTGTTCTTCTTCAAACTTGTCGTACATCTTCTTCACTTTGGCGGATAGTTCTACATAGTTGTTCACGTATGTAAGTTCCGGCATATCCAGGAAGTCTAACGCCTTCATTGAAAGAGTTATGTCCGCTATCTTCTCACCTAATACCGCCTCGGTTGTTGCAAGCGGTTTGTACTCGTAAACGATCCCGCCGTTTTGCGCTCCCGGTCTGAAGTAGTTAGCCCTGTAATCGGTTATCGTCTTTCCTAACCGTTGCCCGCCATCGACTAAATACATTTGCGCCCATAGGTCTATTAATCCGTTCGGTGCGGGCGTACCGGTCAGACCCACCACCCGGCTGACGCTCCGGCGGATAATCTTCGCGGCTTTAAAGCGTTTAGACTGATGGTTCTTGAAAGAAGATAGTTCGTCTAGTACTAACATGTCGTACGGCATTTTCGACCCGCCCCACATCTGCAAGAGCCATACGAGATTGTCGCGGCTCACCGTGTAAACGTCAGCTTCCGCCCGTGCGGCGATCTCGCGTTGCTTAGCCGTGCCCTTAATGACTGACAAACGCAGGTGACGGATGTGCGCCCAGTTCTCGATCTCGTCCCCCCATGTCATTTCGGCGACGCGCTTTGGCGCTACGATCAAAACCTTAGTTACCTCGAACTCGTTTATTAGATCGGCTACGGCTGTTAGCGTGCTTACCGTCTTTCCTAGTCCCATATCAAGGAATAGAGCCGCGTCCGGGTGCTGCTTGATGTGCTCGACGGCGGTACGCTGGTATCCGTGTAGATTACTTCTCTGTAACATCCTCCAGTTTTTTATAAAACACGCTTACCTTATCCGTACGTTTGAACGCCATGCAATTATTATAACTATCGGCGCACGGGTAAATAGCACAATCCCGGCACGGATTGAACAGCTCAAATTTGCGGCACTCGGCTACTACTCCGTTGTGTTGGAAACGCTCAAACAGATGGTACTCTCTGTCGGGGCTGAACGGCGGGTATCCCGAAGTGTTCTCCTTAAGTTCTTCCAGTTCTTCAAAAATAACGTGTTGCCCGTCCTCGCGTGAACACTCGGAGCAATCTATATCCATTGCCTTACACTGCGGATCGCCGTCTATGTTTGTGAGGAAAGCGCACCCTGTACATAAACCGTTACTCCTCGCGCATTGAACGGTCTTTCCTTCGTCCGTGGTGAATACCTCACCTACTTTATATTCCTTCATAACCTTCATAACCTTATAAATTTTCCTTCCAGTTCATTACATTCTAATATGTTCGCGTCCTCTTCACCGTACGCGATTAACACGCTACCGCATCCGGGCGATCCGGCTTCCGTGCCGTCCGGCTTTAGAAACTTGATCCTACCCTTGAGGAACTTAACGGCGGATGCCTTGCCGAACACTTCCGTGTGAAACAATTCCGTGTCAGTCCTTGAGAAAATTAAAGCCGTTCCGCGGTTGTGCTCCACCATCCGCCGCACAAACTTGGTTATTAACGGGCGTGAATAAGGCGGGTTAAGCCATACGCGCCCCTCCCATTTTTGCGCTAGTCCGTCGTCGAACTCGTTATACATCACTTCCGCGGTCTTGAATAGCGGTACACTAGGAGCACACGGGTCTAAATCAAATTCGCCTAAACTGTCTATAATGAATTTTGGTGTGTACCACTCGTTAGTGTAGGAAGCGGACCTTATAAAACCTTCACTCATAAGTCTAATATTGTTATTATATGGAGTGGTTGGATAGTCACGCTCCCATTACCACTGTTACAAACTACCGCCCGTACATTTCCGTCTACTACTATAAAATCTAATATGATTCCAGTGTATTCCAGGTGATACCCGTATTTGCATTTTAACTGTTTCATAATCCCAAATCGCTTTTATACAACATATCGTAAATATCGTCTAGCGTGTATCTCTCCGGGAAGCATTTAAGGACCTCGGCGATAACGTCCAGTATATCGGGGAACTGTGATTTAATCCCTAACAAGTCCTTCAGGGCTTCCGCCCGGTTAGCGTTGAACACTTCTTCCTTGTAGACCTCGGCTATTGTGTCAGCCCCTTCAAACACTACGTTGTCTCCTATGTGAAGCTCCCTTCGTGCGTACTCTCTTCGTAATATGTTATCTGGTACCTCTGATATTAGATACTGTTGCAGGTTCTCCGGTAATTGCTTGATAGCGTCTCCGATCGCGTATCCCTCGGCGGGCGTGCCGTTCGCCATTTTCGTAACCACGTCGCAAAACAGGTTGATGCGGTCTACCTTTAGTTTTTTGTTGAAGTCTACCATATCGGTATTAATTAAAATTTTATATTCTAGCTCCCCAAAAAATTCGTATAAGGTTGCCTTGCTTATCACTTTATCCGCAACGGATTTAGGTATCGGGATTAAAAGCTCTCCCTTTTCATATTCTATCTTTTCGTCCCCGACGTAAAACGCTCCGGTCGTCTTAATCGTTTCAGCCTTTAGAACCTCGTCAATGAACCGCCCGACAGTATAAGGCTTATCGGTTGTTATCTCCGCTATTCGTGGGGACATTTCACCGTGTTTCTGAATCTCCTTTTTAGTTATCATAATTAAATATCTCCTTGAATTACAATTAAATCTGAAATGTTCAATGTCACGGCTTTATATCCTAACTCGTTCGTATATGAGAAATCGGTATTAGCCTTAACTTCTACCATTCCATTAAGTTTGAACGCTAAAAACCAACACGTGTAAATAGCTCCGTTTTTCTGAAAGGCTAACTCCTTGTTGGGGATCATATCAATAAACGCTGATAAGTTATCATATTCTTCGAATCGACGCGCAAATAGCGTGGCGCGGTCTGTCATTGCAAGGTGAAAACCCTTGTTATATAGGTGCACGTTAAATTGCTTTTCGTTCTCGAAACTCTTCGTTTCGTTTCCGCACTTCGCTATGATCCGCCCGTTTTGGGCTTTTGTTACTTTGAGTAATTGCCCGTTGTTGTTTCTATATACTTCCATGGTTTTACTTATTATTGGTTATTGCTTCCGCCATCTTCTTAAGCTCGTTACGTGATACGTTGACCGTGAATTGGTTGCCTGGGCTGAATATCTGCCATACACCCGCCATCTTTGGGAAACGTGCGGTGTGTCCCGCCGGGTTGTTAAGGTGCACTATCTCGTTGCTGCTTGATGGTTTGTACTCGGCTAGGCTTAATAGCGTCTTAACCGCTGCCTCTGCGTCGCCTAGGTCTATATCCATTTCCAGGGAACTAGTTCCGGCTAGCTGTCCGGTGATCTGATACGTTACCGCCTCGCCCTTCGTGACCTCTACGATCTTACACGTTCCAAGACGGAAAGACTTAAGCGTCTTTAGGCTCCCGCCTGCGGTTGATACTTGCGCCATCGCGCTAACTGTGATAAACAATACTGCTAAAATACTTACTAACTTTTTCATACTTTTTGGTGTTGTGGGCGGTGTGACCCGCCCGATTAATTTTTATTTGGTTACTACTGTAATGAACTCGCATTTAGCCCATAGGGAAAAATCAGTGCTACTCATATATTCGGCGTTTCTTGCTTCGATAGCTTTTGCTTCTTGTTCCGTGATCTCCTGTCCGTTTACATAATACTTTTTCATATTTCTAATTTTTAAGTGGTTATTTCCTTTTGACATTTCAAAGATACGACTAATCATCAGACCACCAAAATATAGGATAAACTATTAACATCAATTCGCACTAACCGCCATGAGTTAACGCCCGTTAACATAAAAGTCTATCAAGTCCTTCAAATCGTTGTACTCGTCGGGGTTCGACACTACACGCACATTGAAGTCAAGCGCGGCGATCCGGTCGAGTATAACACGCTGTATCGGTCTGGGCTTGCAGCCCGTAGACTTGAATTCGACAAAGATAACCGTACCGCCCGGTAACAAGTACATTCGATCCGGCAAACCGTTAATAAATTGGGATAGCAGTTTAACCGCCATCCCTCCATTATTCTCGACGTACCTAGACATAGTACGTTCGAATACCTTTTCGCTAGTTTCTGTGGACTTCATCCGTCGGTACATTAATACGCAAGGTCGCGCCGTTTGCCGCTTTGCACGCCGCCCGCAGTGCTACATAATTTTTCCGTGCTCTTACGGCTTTACCCCAAGTAATGTTGCCGCACCCTTTTACGTCTTCCCAAAGATCGTGACACTTATCATATACTTGGAGCTTGTACACTCCCATGAATTGACCGTTAAAAGACTTATCCGGTGTTATCCGGGTTGCGCCGTCCCTCGATTTTAATTTCTTTTTGTTACTCATAATTTTGTTATTTTGATATATACATTAAATTAACCCGTTTTACGGTGTACCCTTCTGCTGTGTAACAGTCGGCGATGTATTGTCGTTCTGCCTCCAAATCGGATACCAGGTACAATCCCGGCTCGTCCGCTACTTCTGCGTAGTCCCTTACAATAGTTCCCGTTGTGGTTACTATATTAGCTCTCAATATCTGTATCATATTTTTTAAATGTTAGTGGTCGGCTCGCAGCACAACAAAATGAATAATACAAATAGGATCGCCCAAAACGTGTAAACTACAAATTGTTTCATATCTTTTTAGTGTTATGGCGGGTGTTACCCCGCCGGGTTATTAATTTTTTAATGATTTGATTTGTCTTTCCAATAAACGCGCCCTACTATCTTCATTATCTGCAAACTCATTTTGCCCTATGGACCTGTAATATTCGGCGTTTTCTTTAGCGTTTTCAAGTGCTTTTTGTTTTTCCTGGATCATCCGTGACTTTTCGGAATTGTCATTTCTGATTATTACATCCTCTAGAGCGGTTCTTCTTGTTAATTCAATAGTTGCTTTCATATCTTTAATTTTTAATTGGTTTATTTCCTTTTGACACTTCAAAGATACGATATAATTCTGGACTACCAAAACTTTTCTCAAAAAACTTTGAGATATTAACAAAAATAAAGTCTCGCGTATCACTACGAAAGCCTTTTTAACCATCTAACTCTTTAAATGGCACTAATTTTAATGGCAAAAATTTTAATTCGGTACAACAAAGGTAATACTTTATTTTGATACACCAAATGTTTTTGGGTATATTTTATAATAATAATAAAAAAGGCTCGCGTATCACTACGAAAGCCTTTTTAACTGAAAAACCACCCTAAAAGTATTAACCTTAAAAATTAGAAAAGAAAGTTTTGCATTACAAAGATAGTAATTTTTTGCTTTCCTTGCTCCCTTTACGGATATAAATTACTTGTGCGCCGTATAGTTTGGTTCTTTTTAACTTTCCTTTATACCATCCGCCTAACTGTCTCATGGCTGTTGCCAGTTCGCGCCCCTTCGCGCTTGTATAATCTTCTTTCCGGCGTCCCAGCGCATCCACCCAAAGTTCCATTAAACAAAACTCGTTTTTAACCGTGTCGCCGATCTCGCCCAAACCGCCCGATAGAAAGTCCGCGCGTTGTTGTTCGGTGCGCTCTTCGTAGTCAGCCGGGAAAAGCCTGTCCACGTAGTTCTCTATAATACCTACTAGAGGGCTTTCTTCTGTAAATTCTTCGCGTCCCTCGTTGGCGATCGCTTCGGCTTCGTCAGACAAAACAAGGCTTTCGCCCAACATGTACAGTTCCATCGCTTCCGCCCAAAGTTGGTCTACTGTGTCCTCAAAAGACTTTTCAAACAGCTTGTGTGTGTTCTTGTTGGCGCGTACCTCGATCGGAAAGAAACGGCGGTTTCCGGTTTTGTCCTTCAAAAACTCGTCGTCATTAGTAGACCCGAAAAATACGCACTGTCTGCGGTGTGTCTTGACGCGGCGGGCGTACGCGCTACGGTACGTATCTTCGCGCTTGCTTATGAAGTTCTTCGTGGCTTCCACGTCCGAACGGCGAAGGGCTGACAACTCGGCTAGCTCCACGATCCAAGCGTGTTGTATCGCTTCGTACGCTTTTTGACCAGATATATCGGTTAGCGAATCATTAAACCAACCTTTTGAAAGGGACTGTATAAGCGTGGACTTTCCCGCGCCCTGTCCTGAATACATAACAAGCGCCGTATCAAATTTACGTCCCGGCTCGTACACTCTAGTAACAGCTGCAACCAACATTTTGCGGAACGCCTCGGACACGTATATACTAGGCTCTGCGCCCATGTAGTCAACTAAGAAATTATCAATACGTTTCACGCCGTCCCATTTTTGCGCCTCCAGGTACTTCTTGATGGGGTGGAAAGCGTTATCGCTGCAAACCTTTTCCAGTGCATCGGTTAATTTGCTGTCATTATAAATACCGTGCAAATCCTCTATACGTCCACGGATAATCGCTACTGCTGTGTCGTCCAGCATATCGCCCTTCTTGATGTCTTTCGAGAAGAACGGTGTCCGGGTGTACACAATCGTATCAAGAAATAAGTCGTATGCTAACAGATCATTTAATAGCGGATCGCACTTGAAAGCGTTAACGAAGTTGCGAACGGTACATAATTTATCACCTTTGCGGTCTAAATCCCAAACAAGTTCTTCGGCGGTCTGCGCGTCGCTCTTAACATCATCCGTGTATTCTTCGAAGTCGGCTAGATCATCGTCCACGGCTACCACATCTTTAACGCACTCTTTATCGGCGCAAATTAGCTTGTTCATCTCGCGGGTGCTGTCTTCCTTACCCAGATGCCCGAACTTGTGCACACGTACCAAATCATAGGCGTTGTACGCGTGTCCGTCTCCGATCGGGTCGGTTGAGTGGTGAGAAAAACAAAGTACATCATCATACACTACCAGCCCGGCAGCGCCCGATCCAAGAACGTACGTATAACGTCCGTTTTCCGCTTCTGCGTAAACGTCCGATAGGTACTTGTCTATTGCTGCCTGTATCGTGTACGAGCGGCAAAACGCGCCTACCAAACCTTCTTTATCGCGGGGGTCTTTCGCCATCGCCTTACTAATAACGGCGCGGGTATCACGTTCTACCTCTGAATGGAATGCCCATTTGCGCACGTCGCGCCATTCTTCATTGTCTCCGTACAAACCTATTAGATACTCCGCGCTGATCGGCTCACCTTCGAACACTTCGAAAAGCCCGGTTTGATCTTTGGAAAGAGATTGCCAGTACATCATACGTTCCGGCTGAAACGTTGTTTTGTCGAATAAATCGATACCTAACAACTCGGCTACTTTACGCGCCGCGGCTTCGTACATAGTAACGTCTGTAACTTCTTCTTTAAACGGCATGATAAGACGGTAACGGCGCGATCCGGGACGGTCTGATCTAGTGGTATAAATAGCTGCCGCCACGCCCGGAAAGCGATCCGCAAAATCGAACGGGAAAAGATCATCGCCAAAGTCTACGTCTAGCGTAATCATAGAGCGGGACATAACCGCTTTCTTAAGTCTTTGCGAACCGGAAAGCTCGCCAGCCATGAATCCGCCTACGTCCTTCAAAGACGATTTGGAGGGCTTGTCCAGTCTATCGAACTCGCGTACAGTTTCGTTAGTAATAACGGGCGTTCCTAGTCTTTCCAAAAACGCTCCCCAAGTCATGCGTACGGCTTTCCACTTCAATGAAGCCGAAGAACCTGCAAGCGATAAGGTGTATTTTTCCATGTTAATCTTTCTTATAATAATTACTAGTGAATCCTTCTGCCTTCAACGGAATACCGAAAGCGTCCGCCCATTTTGGCGTAGCTGCCATGGCTTCGCAAATCTCTTTAAGTGACACGGTTGGCTCGCCAAAATCATCTAAAGGCGTTTCGTTAACGGTTTCGTCGTGGATATGCCCCACGATCTTAACAGCCGGGTAACGTTTTACAATCTCTTGCATACCGTATGCCAATAGGTCACGGCTGACTGCCTGCGTTATATTCTCGGTTAGCTTTCCGCCGTATGTGTCTAGATCCGCCCACTTTCCGGTAAGGTCTTGCCCCTTGTACGTAATCACCTCGCGATCACGTCCGTGCACGTTTTTTGTGGTGATCCGGCAAAACGGGTAAAACAAACGGCGCCCCGAAGGTAATAAAATTGCTAGAGAATTATTTTCTTTAAACCATTGAAATGTACAAACGTGCACACCGTACCGGATAACTTGCACGTCCTTTTTGTTCCTGATACAGAGTTTCGCCCGGCTGTCTAGGGCTTCCCAAAACTCTACGACACGTGGAGAAGCCGCGCGCCATCTCAATATAATATCCTTGTACAACGCCGGGTCAATTGCCTTTTCATAGTCCATCGTAGACATAGCGCCCACCCAACCGCCATAGCCTAATGCAAGCTCGGTTACCTTACCCTGCTGGCGGTAATGCGTTCCTTTTCCGCACTCTTCTACTGGTAGTCCGAACGTCATACTAGCGGAAACGGCGTAGATGTCCTTGCTATGTCTGAAAGCATCTATGCGCCACTCTTCACGGCAAAGACAAGCCAGTACGCGGGCTTCGATGGCTGAATAGTCGGCGATATGGAACGTAGTTCCCTCGGGGGCTACAAACGTGGTTCTGATAAGCTGCGATAACGTGTCAGGCACATTCCCCCAAAACAGTTCGAAGTCCTGCAAACACATATGTTTAACGTTCTCGCGCGCTCCGTCCAGGTCGTGTATGTAGTTACGTGGTAAATTTTGCATCTGAACCAATCTCCCCGCCCATCTGCCAGTACGTCCCGCGCCGTAAAATCTATATAAACCGTGTACGCGTCCGTCGAAGCACACGCAATTGCGCATCGCGGTATACTTGGCGTTGCTCGTCTTGTTTATGATCTTCCGGGCGTTCAAAACCTCGTCTACTCGCTCGTTATCGCACTCGGCTATGATAGCGTCTATGTCCTCTTTGCGGAATGAATCAAAGTTTTTTCCGGTTTGGATCAATACAAAATCCTTAAGTTGTAATGTAGATTTTAAAGAAGATATACCGTACTTCGTCTTAATCCGGTTTTTCAACTCTTCGCAAAATTCCTCGTTCAGAGCGTCCGCGCGTTCGGCTAGTTCCATGTCAACGGCGATCCCGTTGTCGTTAATGTCCTGGTCCAGTCTATACAGGTCTATTTCTGACTGTGGGAAATTACAGTAGTCAAGGCGCGCCAGTGCTTCACGTTCTGAAAGAATATCATAACGTAGATAATCTATAAACTCCTCCCATTTATCGGGAAAGTCTTTCGAATAATTCCGGTAATCTTCCGGGTTCGCTTTAGTCGGCTTCTGTGGTTGGCAAAAGAATTTTATCAGGGCTAGACCCGTACCTTTTTTGCCCTCTTTCAAGTCCAGTGCTTTAGAAAGGTTTCCCAGGCTTTCGGGGAATCCGGCGTATAATGCCATAGTTGCGGTACACAAGAAACGTTCCGCGGGAATGTCTATGCCGTATGCCTTCAAACACAAGCGTTCAAATTGTGCATTGTGCGCTACGATCGTGTATTGTTCATCTAGTATCAAGTTGGTGAAGTCCGCAAATTGATCGTAGGCATCTAATCTAGTCATATCAACGATATGAACAGGTCCTGCGCCGACCGCGTAGCCGATAAGGAGTATCTCGAAGTCCGGCGATTGCGTGTATCTGTACGCGCCGCCGCTCTTAATGTCCTCGCTTGAATAAGTTTCAAAATCTATAAAAATTGGTTTCATGTCTTCTAGGGGTTTTTAAAGTTAAAGCCGTGCCGCTTCTACTCGGCACGGCTTTTGAAAATCATTTTACACTTGTTTTAACGAGATTGATTAATAATTAATTTAATTGTTTATACTTGTTTTAGTTGAAATCTGCTAGATCGTCGTTTTCGTCCTCCAAATTCTCGAAGTCGTTGACGCTTGATCCGCCGTCCAGCCTATCATCATCGGTTACTTTCTGTATTCCGTTCAATCCGGCTGTAATACCGCGGTTGTCGGCGCTCATATTGTAACCGTACAATGAGATGGAAGCCACGCCCCAAGAGCCGGAATACATATCCTCCTTCACCGTGATCGGGCGTTTACCTTTGTCGATTACGATCGGTTGCCCGTGTTCCTCTTTGCGTTTTGCGGTAATGTAGTACATACCTTCATATCCGGCTTGTCCTTCTTTCTCCGGCGCGTCGCCATCCCGTAATGGGCTTTTGTAATTTTCCGGTACGCGTCCCTTAAATTTCGGGTCCCTTGAAAAATAATCCTGTGCTTCTGCCTTAACCGCGTCATTAATTTGCTTAACTAGTGCGGTGTCAGTCTTAGGGATCAAAAGTACAACACTATAATTAGATTCGCCCACACCCTGATATTGTTCCGGTTCAAAAACTCTTACATAAGAGAAACGCACGTTTTTTAAGATCAATTTTCTACTCATAATTTTTAAGATTTTAATTCGGTTCAAAGATATTACTTTATTTTAAACTTCAAACCGTTTATACACTATTTAATTGTTTTTTAACGTCTGTTAGCCTTCTACGTCGAAGTCGCAAAGCGGGCTGTATTCCACGCCCTTAGCGCTTTCCGGCACTAGCTTTGGCGCACCGGGTCGTGATTCGATCGCGTCTCCGAACCTCGCGCTAAATACCTTTTCGCCTACCAGCTTTTCGAGATCTCCGATACCCTTTAACTTGATGTTTAAAACCTCGTCCTCGAGGAACTCGTTTAGAAGCGCTTGGCGTATCTTTGCCTCGTCCTTGATAACTCGGCTGGATCTACCCGCCACGAGCTCGTAACCCTCCCATTTGTATCCCTGTATCGCTCTATCGTATACGTACTTATTAACTGATTCAATCCAACTTTTGTACGTGTCGATCTTGCCAATTAGGTCTACTACCTCCTCGTCAGACAATAACAGAGGTTCGGGCTTTTCGTCGAAATCTGCGAGTATTGCATCGCGTTGCGCCCTGCATTGCGCTTTAACCGGGCAAAAACCGCACCAACTTCCGATAACCTGTTTTCCTGCACCCTGTATCGCCATTTTTGCGGCTGGTTTTAGGACTTTCTCCGCCCACGCTAACAAATCCTTCTTAGACATTTCGAACGTGTCGTAGTGGTCTAATCTGACTTGTGCGATAGTCATTCGAATTTTCTCGATATGATCCGATTCCAGGCTCTTAAGAGTTCCAAGGGCGTACATTAACATCTGTTCGTTCATGTCGGCGTACACCTTCACGCCCGCTCCGTACTTCAAATCTATGATGTGTATCGTCTTGTCAGATACTAGCGTAACGTCTACCGATCCGAACGAATCCGGCGCGAAGTCTGTAATGTCTACTTTACGCTCTAGGAACATTTTGCTTAAACCGTCCGCCTTCTGCATCTCATAATTTTCACCAATAACATAATCGCAATAGTCGCGAATGTAATTCGCCATATCGATACTAAACAGCGGGTTTTTAAGATGTTCGTCTTTGATTGGCGGGGCTTCGTCTATGATCGGATCGTATGCTCCTTCCAAGTATTTAGTCAAAGCATATTCGGCTATTTCGTGGGCTAGCGTGCCCTCTTCGGCGTAAACGCTTGACTTGCTGCCTGCGGCTTCCGCCAGTAGCGCCGATGGGGTACAATTGATCCATCGTTTCGCGCTACTCGGCGATAAAATCGCGTGATCTCTTTCTGCGTGTCCCATTACAAACGAGTTGAGATGTATTCGATGAATTCCGCAAACATAGATTCCTTAAGCGTTGGGAAAGACGTTGCGCCTACCTGTTCAAATGCTTCTTGCACTAAGGGACGTTTCTTTGCGTTTAGAGCCTTCATCGCCCATTGCTTACACTCGTCTATTGTGTGCTCCGTTTCGGTCTTAGCGGACTTCTCTACGGGTGCCGCAGGTGCTTTAGGGGCTGGTGCTGGTTCTTCCACCGGTGCAACTACTTCTTCCACCGGTGCAACTACTTCTTCCACCGGTGC